ATTAAATCACCACATGTTAAAGTAAAAACAAAAATATACGTTCATGAAGAAACTCCAGAATTAGAATTATTACTAAATAACTTCTCAGATAATTTAGTTGGAGAAAATTCAATTAAATCATCATTTGAAAAAGCGATTATAAATACATTACTCAATAAAAAAACACACTAATAAAATTCAAATCATTAAAAATAAATTAATACACCTTCACTTCGCCAACACCAGATAACCGCCTTATCTCTCATCTAACGGGGTCACCATGAAAACTAACTATTACAGCGCTATGCGTGATTGCATGGCGGTGCGTATCACTACGCCTCAAGCACGTAAAAATAAGCGTACAAACCCATGGTTATTCAGTTTAGCTGTGGTCATTGTGACAACCGTTGGCGTAATACCGACATTTGTAAGTTGAGGTGATTATGCAAATTTCATACAGCTACTCGAACGGAACTCGGGTAGTAGACGACAAAACAGTCATGGAATTTGACGAAAGTAGCAAACTCAGTATTGAGACAGGAAGTTTCGCTGAGCTGGCTAAATTAACGGAAATCGACCCAGTTGAAGCTCTGCAATGGATTATGCAGTTCGACAAGGAAGAGATTGACAGGATTGTCAATGAAGCAAGCAAGGATGCACCTGTTTCTAAGATGAATCTGCTAAGGAGGGTTGCGTGACTCAGCATCAACAATGGCTAGAAGAATTACGCAGGAAGCGTAAAGAATCGCAGGAACGCGAACACGATGAATTTATGTATCAAACGGAAGTGTTAGGACGACAAGGATTGTCTATGCCTCTCAAGGACTTTTCAGGAGATTTTCAATGAACGTTTCTAACTCATACCCTACCGATAAATACCCCCAATTAACATCACCGTCATTAGCAAAAAACAGAGAGGAAGCTCTGGCTCAAGCTATTGCAATGATTGAGGGGTGTTTGCCAAATACGAGTGCGCCAGACAGGGAAAAACGATTAGCAATGGAACTGCTACACATGAACTTGGACGCATCGAAAAATCACCCTCCTCTACCTGCTCATATTCAGGCATTACGTGATGCGGAAAGGAATTCTGCACCGAGTAATAAGTTTGAAGTCGATTACTACGGAAGCGATCGACGTCAAGGTCAATACTTAGGAGATTAGTATGAAATTCGCCAAGGCAATGCGAAAAAAAGCAAAATTAAGGCTCGCTTTAACAGGGCCTAGTGGCTCAGGTAAAACCTATGGAGCACTGGAAATAGCCAAAGGACTTGGCGGAAAAACGGCATTGATTGATACGGAAAAAGGAAGTGCTTCTCTTTACTCTGACCGTTTTAATTTTGACGTATTGGAGTTAGATCCACCATTCACACCAGAGCGATTTATTGAAGCTATCGGGGTTGCGCAGGAAGCTGGCTACGATAATTTGATAATCGACAGTATTACTCACGAATGGAGTGGAACAGGCGGATGTCTAGAATTACTCGATGTGTTAGCAAAAGCCAAGTATCGAGGCAATACGTGGTCAGCATGGAGCGAAATAACACCACGTCACAATGCATTTCTCGACGCGATACTACGGTCTGACCTGCATATTATCGCAACGATGAGAAGTAAAACGGAAACTGCTCAGGTCGATAAAAGCAATGGTAAGAAAGGCGTAGATAAACTTGGCATGAAATCAGAGCAGCGTGACGGGGTTGAGTATGAGTTTACGACTGTACTAGACCTAAATCACGAAACTCACACGGCAATGGCAAGCAAGGATAGAACAGGATTGTTCAGCAACGCCGAAGTTACTCAGTTAAATGAATTAACAGGTAAAAAGCTAATGGATTGGCTTAATGATGGACGCACTAAAGCAGAGATAGATCTAGCTCACTTTACGAGCATTGCAACGGAAGCACAAAACATGGATGAGTTAAAAATCGCCTTTAGTGAAGCATACAAAGCACTTAGAGATACACCTGAACAAGCGGAGGCTCAAAAAGTGTATGAGCTAAGAAAAGAAGAACTAACCAAACAAGAGGTAGGTACTGATGGCAAGTAAAGGCGTGAATAAATGTATTCTCATTGGTCACTTGGGGCAGGATCCAGAAATCCGCTATATGCCATCAGGTGGCGCAATCGCTAATCTCACACTAGCCACATCGGAATCGTGGCGTGATAAACAAACCGGTGAGATGAAAGAAAAAACCGAGTGGCATCGAGTGTGCATCTTCGGCAAATTAGCAGAAATTGCAGGTGAATATCTGAGAAAAGGAAGTCAAGTATATATCGAAGGTTCTCTGCAAACCAGAAAATGGCAAGACCAAAGCGGGCAAGACCGATACACAACGGAAGTGGTAGTTAATGTCGGCGGTTCTATGCAGATGTTAGGCGGTAACGGTGGCAATCAGGCAGGAAGCCAGAAGCCACAGCAGAATCAAGGATGGGGTCAGCCACAGCAACCGCGAGCGCCAAAACAAGCATCGAGCAATCAAACACCGCAAAGTGAGCCACCTCAAGATTGGGATGACGATATTCCCTTTGCCCCTATCGGACTCCCCTACCCACGCCACGCTATTTATGTGATTTAAACAAAGGATATAACCATGATTCATGTTGCCAGTTTTTCTGGCGGCAGAACCTCGGCTTATCTCGTGCATCTGATGGAACAAAGACGAATCAAGGAAGATTTGGATGTTAGATATATTTACATGGACACAGGAGCGGAACACCCAAAGACATACGAGTTCATTAAAAATGTCGTATCACATTGGGGTATTAACTTAACCTGTTTGCGTGTCGTAATTAATCCAGAACTTGGACAAGGAAATAGCTACGAAGTAATACCCGTCAGTGAAATCAAGCATGACCTTGAGCCATGGAAAGCCATAGTTAAAAAATACGGACTACCCTATCCAGCTGGTGCGTTCTGCACTAGGGAAATGAAATTCAATCCAGTCACTAAATACTGCAAAGATAACTTTGATGAATATACGACATGGATTGGAATACGAGCAGATGAGCAAAACAGATTGAAGCCAAAGGGCGGCATTAATTATCTAGCTGATATCAGTGATTTTGAAAAGGATGACATTAATCACTGGTGGTCAAAGCAACCTTTCAATTTAAACATTCCTGAGCACCTCGGGAACTGCGTTTTCTGTATCAAGAAAAGTGTAAATAAAATTGCTTTAGCCGCAAGAGATGAGCCCATTCTAGCGAAGCAATTTATTGATGTGATTAATGGAGATGTCAGAGAAGTTAATCGAGAGCAGCAATCAAGCCAAATTATGTTTAGAGGTAATAATTCACTGGAAGGAATAATTGCTTTGTTCAAGGACCATACAAGAGATGAAATCGCTAGTGTAGTTAAAGGTTCTGGCGGATATAAATCAGGTTCTTGTAGTGAATCTTGTGAGTCCTTTAATTGCCAGTTGGATTTACCAATTTAACCCACGGACTCAGTGCAAGGATGCAAACAGGAGATAGATATATATGGAAAAACTAACCAAAAAAGAATTGGCATGGATTGAAAAAGTTCAAAAGGTATTGGATGAATGCCCGTCAGAACGTCTTGGTTTTTATACAATCGGCGATAATGATGTGCAACTTTATGACAGAAGAAAAGAGCCAGCAATTACTGATTTAATGAATGAAGGTTGTAATAACGATGATTTCTGTCAGGCAGCGGAAAAGCTTGATGCTAATTTTCACTGCCATTTAACTTTTCCCGCGCCAGTTGAGTCAACTGCTGGGTAACCATAACAGGAGATAGATATGACTATTGAACAGTTACAAAAAGAAAATGAAAAGTTGAAAGAAGTTCTTTTTGCTGGCGCTTTCTTAATGGCTAAAGCGGTTCATAAATATGATTTCGGCGTTGGAATGGAAGAGCAAGCCACCGACTTTATGAAGGACGCAGAGGAACTGGTTGGCAGGAAGCTACCAAAGTTCGCATGATAATTTAACTTGTAGGGATGCAATTAAGAGGAATGAATAATGGCAATAGTTCAGTTTTATATAACAGGCGGTAAAGGCGAAGACCCGTCAGGAATTAGTGAAGATAACCTCTATGAATTACCAGATGATCATAACTTCAGTGCTGATGATGACCTCGATTCATGTATTGAAGCATGCGCAGAATATTATCACGCTGACTGTGATGGATGGGAGGATCAATGGCCGTTGTTATTCATGTTATGGATTGACGACCAATATCTTGGCACGTTTGAAGTTGCGCGTGAATATGACCCAGTATTTTCAGCAAATAAGGTGGAATGAATGAGTAAGCAGATGGTTTTAGTTGCAAGGACAAACAAGGTTGGCTCTGACTCTGAATGTGGGTTGGGTATTACTGAGGACGAATGGGATAAATTAACCGAAGAAGAGCAATCAGGATATATCAATACTGCAATTGATAATCTTGTTGATTGGTATGTGAAGACAGAAGATTAAGGTGGAGTGATGGATAAATCAATACCAGATTTAGCAGCTGAGTTTCATTGCCTGCTAGCGAAAATGGAAGAAGTTCACGGCTCTAAAATAATATCATTAATAAACACCACTGAAGAAAACGTCAAAGCCGCGATTAGAACAAACCGAATGTTGCTTCATAGTTATTCGTATGAATTAAATAAATTGAAAAAGCAGGTTGATGACAATGGATAAATCAAGACAGCAATTTGAGGGGTGGATAAATAAAAACCACCCTAAATGTAGTTATTATCACAAAGATATTCGACTTGAAGCATGGATGGCATCACGCGAGAGTTTGGAAGTTGAGTTACCGGTTAAATTACCAACTATGGACGATGATTCGTTTGAGGAGGGTTTGTGTGAAGGCTATAACAACGCGATAGATGATTTCAAGCAAATATTAATCAGCAATGGAGTGAAAATAAAAGGTGAATAAAAATGAACTTCAAGTATTAATCGATTATACCAAAGGCATGATTGCAGATAATAAGGAGCCAGAAAGGAAAGTTATTATTGCATTGTGTAATGAGTTAGAGAGAATAACTGATTTAGAACCAGCAGCATTTGCCAGACGCACGGGAATGCAAAGGCCTCTAGATTTAACTGTATCTCAGACAGTATTAAATGAATGGGTAGAATTTAATAATAAAAACCCAGAAATAAAAGACGATATTTACCCTCTATTTATTTTAGATTAAAAAATCATGCAAATAATCGGATATGTATTACTCATGCTAATACAGGATTCTGCTGTGCCTGTAACGGAAAATATATACACGCAATCGGAATGCAATAAACGTGCTGAATATTTAATGTCAGTGAGGAATGTTGAAATATTTTGTGGCGAGGTGCGGCGATGAAATTTAAAGTCGGCGATAAGGTTAAAGTTAAGGGGCATGAAAAAATTGGGGTTATTGAATTAGTTCGAGAAGGACTTTACGCGCCCTACTTGGTGCACGATTGGTGGGATAACCGAAATTGGTACAATGAGAAAATGCTGGAGTTAATCAATGAATAAATACACCGAACTATCTGACTTCGAAGTTAATAAAAAGGTTGCTGAAAAGTTAGGACTGGCGTACGAAGTCACAAGGTACGGCGTGGTTACAAGGATGAGCAATAAAGAGCAGTGGCGTGAATTCAATCCATGCAACAACCCTACTGACGCAATGCCGATTATTAACGAATATGGCATTAGCCTTATATATCAAGATAGAAAATTCCAATTTGCAACTAATGACGGGAATATAGAGTGCTGTATTGCCAACCAATTAAAAGCAGCAATGATTATTTTCTTGTGTATGAAGGATGCGGAGAATGAAAAAGTATGACTTAATTCTCGCTGACCCACCTTGGTCTTACAATAATAAAGCTTCAAACGGCGCAGCAGATAATCATTACAATACCACTCGATTTCACAAACTCACCCGAATTAAAGTCCCTGAATATTCCTCTGATAACGCTGTGCTCTGTATGTGGTACACAGGAAACTTTGCACTCGAAGCTATTAAATTAGCCGAAGCGTGGGATTTTAAAGTTAAAAACATGTTCGGGTTCGCATGGGTTAAATTAAATAAAAATGCAGGAGATAGAATAAATAAAAAACCGCCAGAGGACTTTTTCGATTTCATGGAAATATTAAACAATGAGACAAAGATTAATTGCGGTAATTACACACGTCAAAATGTCGAAATGTGTTTAATAGCCACAAGAGGAAATGGATTACCTCGTCAATCTGCAAGTGTCCGACAAGTTATTTATTCGTGCTTAGGTGAGCATAGCGAGAAACCAAAAGAAATACATCATCGTTTAGAGGAATTATACGGAGATGTTCCACGGTTAGAATTATTCGCCCGTGAGAAATATGGTGATTGGGATGTATATGGCGACCAAGCAGAAGAAAGTATTCAGTTAATATAGGTGAATTATGGACATTATCGACTCAGCAAATGAAACAAACGAATTATATATTCAAGTGTCATTATCAAATCGCAAGGTAGCAATCAAATCATATAACGGAATGTGTATCTGGTGTCACAAAGAACCTGTAACAGAGAACAGCGCATACTGCAGTAAAGATTGTGGCGATGATCATGAACAGTATAAAAGGAAGAATGGATAGGAGGATAAAATGGAATATAAATTATTGCGCTTGGATGAAGTTTTAGATAGAACAGGATATAGCAAGTCATGGACTTACAAATTAATAGATAAAGGAGAGTTTCCAAAGCAGGTAAAAATAGGGTCACGCTCTGTTCGTTTTATTGAAAGCGAAGTGGATGAATGGATAGAGCAACGAATTAATAATGCTCGTTGCCCTGAAAACACCCTCAATTGAATTTTATTTCTTTTTACTTCTCAGCTCATCTATATAATCAGCATACCACTGCATCATCTCCCTTCTCCCCTCCAAATACAGCGCATGGTTATAAGTACCACGGATAGAGTTTTTATCAACATGAGCAAGTTGTAACTCTATCCACGCTGTATTAAATCCTTTTTCATGCAATATTGTACTCATGGTGTGTCTAAATCCGTGACCAGTAGCCCTTCCTCTATAACCCATTCTTCCAATCATTGTATTTATCGCCATTTCGGACAGATGTTTTTTATGGTTAGTTCGGCTAGGAAAAATATACTGGTAATCGCCACTTATTGGCTGTATTTGGCGCAGTAAAGAAATCACCTGATCTGACATTGGTACAACATGAACCCTCCCCATCTTCATTATTTTTTCTGGTAGTTTCCATGTTCTACTTTCAAAGTCGATAAATGACCATTCTGATTTTCGTAACTCTCCTGGTCTTAAACCAGTAAGCATTAAAATGTTTAAAGCAGTTCTTACTATCTGACTTCCTTGATACTTGTCTACCGAGGACAAAAACTCAGGCAGTTCATCAGCTAATAAGTACGGGTAATTTTCTCGTTGGTGTGGAATAAAAGCACTAGCCAAGTCTGGGGCTGGATTATATTCAGCTCTTCCAGTGATGATGGCGTATTTCCAAACCTCGCCACAGCGCTGACGAACTTTTTTTAATTTCTCTGTAACGCCACGCTTTTCCATTATCGAAAGTGCTTCAAGCAATTCGAGAGGTTTAATCTCTGCTATTGGGCGATCTCCAATATATGGGAAAACATCATTTTCAAATGCTTCCATCATGTCGTCTCGATAACCTTCAGACCATCGGTCTTTTCTTCCCTCATACCACTCTAGAGCAATGCTTTTAAATGTATTGCTTCCATCAAACTTTGAATCCCTTTTCTTATCTTTCTTTATCTTGTTAGGATCAACGCCATCAGATAACTGCCGTTTTGCATCATCCCTTTTCTTTCTGGCTTCCGCGAGAGTTATCGTTGGGTAGACACCGATAGCTAGAACCTTTTCTTTGCCATCTATACGGTATTTTAATCTCCAATATTTACTTCCTGATTTTGTAACTAATAGATATAAACCTCCTCCATCGAATAGTTTATAGTCCTTTTCTTTTGGCTTACTGCTATCAACTTGCTTAACTGTTAGTTTCATATTGGGGGTATTAAATATTAAGGGGGTATAATGTTCCCCCAT